ACATAGTAATAACCCTTCGTTCCAACTGAAGATGTAAGTGTTGGGGTATTTGTGCTTGCGTTCCAAGAACCTTGATAGTTTAACCCACCAATAATGCTTGCAGGTATTTGACTAAGTGGGACAGTTCCACCAGCGTCAAGAGTAGCTACGCCATTAGCAACACCTTCAGCAGATGTAGGTATATACCCTGATACTGTTGCGCCACTAATTGAACCGCCAGTAATGGTTACATTATTAGCGTTTTGCGTAGACATTGTTCCCAAACCAGTAATGTCTGTATTGGGAATAGTAGAACTAGCAGTCATTGCGCTAGTGCCATTACCTTTTACATAACCAGTAAGAGTGTCTGCACCAGTTCCGCCATTGGCAACTGGGACTGTGCCGTCTAGCACATGGTCATCATTCCAATCACTTGGACGAATTAATGACGAATCATCTCCGTCAGGTATGGTTGATACCTTACTATGGGTGACTGTAATAGCCATTATTGAACTCCGATAATCTTGCCGTCTTGACCTCTAATAACTGTCTTAGGGCGGTTATGTTGAGTGTTGATTGTATCTACCAAAGCGCTAATTGCTTGTGCCATTTGGGCATTTCCTGAACCTATAGCGTCAGCAATTGGCTGTAATGGGTGTTCCATAGCTTTTGCTGCATCTTCTTCTGTAAAATAAGCCATTTCACCATTGGATTCGTCAGCACCAATACGAGCAACTTCAATTTTTGCGCCATTGTTGATGTGAGCTAGTAAAACTTGTGTATTTCTCTCAGTCATCATCTTCATTTGGGCAACTTTCATCTCCATTTCTCTATCCATAGCATTACGCTGTTCTTCAAGTTGGAATTTAAGTTGATTTTCTTGGGCTTGATACTCTTGTTTGGCTTTTTCAAGCTGAATTTGATTAGCCATCTTCATTTGCTCTAATTGAGCCTGATTTTGCATCTTAGCTTGCTCTAATTGAGTCTGCATTTGCAGTTTTTGAACCTCTGGTGAAGGCGGTTTAGGCTGACCTTCAAATTGTTTAGCTTGCTGACGCAGTTTATCGGCTGTTTCGTCAATAATGCCCTCAAGTTGCTTACCAGCTTTGAACGCAGTAACGCCAAATTTAAGCATTTCGATGGACATAGGGGCTAATTCAGGCTGTGCTTGAATCATTGGGACAGCTTGTTGGAAAAATAAACCTACAGCTTGTAAAAATGCGGTTCTATCGGCTTTTTCTTGTTGTTCATCCTGATAAATCATTGAGTCAGAAGTGACTTCAATGCGGAAATTCTTGCTTGCTTCATCACGAAGTAGAGCAATAGCCTGTGGAATGAGCGCTTTGTCTGAATCTGACAGTTGCATTGCGCCAGAAATCTTAATTAAAGTGTCATCTGTAAAGTGATTACAGATAATTTGGGCTTTAATTGTTAAAAGGCTGGTAGCAAAGTCTACAACTGCGTGTTGCATGGTCTTTAAGCGACCAGCAGCGTTATTGGATTTGATGATTTGTGCGCCAAGAGTTTCATTGGGGTCGGTTTGACCACGCTGAATATCCGCAATACCCATTAATTCGTAGATTTGACCCTTAACCTGGTCCATTGCTTGATAGCAAGACATTAAAGCAGAGGCAAATGGGGCGATGTCTACAAGGTCAATAGCGCCTTTCATACCCTGTTTTTCAGAGAAAGCCATCCAGTTGCTAATTGGAATCATCGTATTATTCTCACCTTCGGAGAATAAACGCTGTAATTCCACCGCAGAAGCGTCATAAACGCCACGAACTTTAAGTGCGTTAATTAAGCCTTCAATGCGGTCTGCAAGGGTGTCTAATTCTCTTGCTTGGTCTTGGTAGATAACAAAGTCAGGAATTGGCTCAAGACTGTCTGTAGTGAGAGTGCTGTAGAGAGGCTTAGGGCAAGGCCAAAAGTTCTCAAGCCCCAAAGGGTCATCTCTTTCATCCAGTATCTTTCCGAGGGACTTAGATAACCACAATACTTTTCCTGTTTCTTTATCCCAAATTTCATAGATTACTGCCTCATAAACGCCATCAGTTTGCTTATAAGAATTGCTGTTAGTAGTATCAGGCTTAGTATCAAGTGGAATTTCGTAGCCTAAATCTTCGCCAAAGCGTTCAACCAATGCAGGTCGAGTCATGTAAACCCTACGCCATACTGCGGTGACTTCTTCCCAAGTTCTTGCTACTGTGTGTCCAAAGTCTTTCCAATGCACATAATCTACAGGGGCGCACTCATACTCAATGCGTTCCTGATTCTCATTTGCCATACCCTCAAGCGTTTCTGCCTCATCGGTATCTTCGGTAACTTGGTAGCCGTCTTCAGGTGCGCCTTCGGCTTCTCCGCTTTTCTCACCTATGATATGAGGCTCATAACGAATCCAGCCTACACCACGACCACCTAATAAGCGGTCTAGGACTGCGTTATTCATTGCTGCTTTGTAGTCGCCATAATGCTCAATCTCGAACTCTAATGCTCTTTCAAGCATCATTGAGGCTACACGTCCTATTGGGTCATTGTCCCGAAACCTACGGCTAACATCAGGTCTAGGCAGTCTTGCAAAGATAGCTGGCTGAATAGTCTGAACATTACTCCAGAGGATGTTAAATCTTGCATTAGGATTGCGGTCATATCTTGAGTCATCTTTATATCGCTTAACAATGCGGTCTGCTCGTTGTTCCCAGCGCTTATAAGTGCGCTCATATCCCATAATGGTTTTATACCAATCTTCGTAGGAATGATTGACTGTCGCTTTATCGTTTGCCATAGAAATGCCTCAAAGTTTGAAAATTTGGCGAAATGTTCAGATATTTTACCCTTTTTATATTCTTTTATTAATAACTTGACGAGTTTCTTTCCAAAGGTCATTAAGGGATACGTCAGTCTGACCTACGGATATACCTCTAATAGGGTCATCTCTTGTCACAATCTTAGCTTCCTCTTTCCAAGTCAGGGCGAGGTATCTAAAAGCGTCAGCACCATGCGATGTCCAATCGTGGCGAGGTTTATCTCTAAATACCTTTTTATCCTCGTCATATTCCCTTTGATACTGCCGTAGGCACTCTATGCCGTCATTACACTTATGGTCGAACCATGTTCTAGTCAATGCCAGGCGGACGGCTTGTATCCCATCTTGTAGCTTTAAATTTGGGGCAATCTTTATGCTTTTAAGGGGTATCTTGTCACCTAATTGTTCGATGACACTACGATTGGATGAGAGTGTCTTAGCCCTAGCGTCATGCGGTAGCCAATGAGTTCCGTAGGTGTAGCCCCTTTCCTTTTCTCTAGCTTGAATGATTCCAGCATAGAACGCCACAGGCTGACCATTAGACGAGTGGTAGTCTAAGCATCTAATCTCACCATGCACCACTTGAAAGAACCATATAGCGGTGTCATCAGAGTAGCCCAAATCCCATGCCGTATGAACAGGAAATAAGGGGTCATATTCAATCTCTCGGATTCTGCCGTCATCGGTTAGCTGGCGCATCTCCTTGCCGTAGTATGCCCCTAGAATTGCACTTTCAAAGTCACATTCAAATTCTTGGAGATATTGGTCTTGGGTCATGGTCTTAGCTGCGTCTTCTAGTTCCTCCTTGCCAAGTAGCCCTGTTTGACTAGCTCTTAAGACTTTGACCTTCCATGATGGGTCACTTACAGCATTGGTATAGACCTCCCAGAAAGCATTGTGCCCCTTCGGAGTGCCTATAAAGGTGCAAAACCCCTTGCGGTCTGCCAATAGGGGACGGATGACAGCACCGAAGATAGACGGCTTCATGTCGGCATATTCATCGAGAACAACTCCGTCTAGGTATAGCCCCCTTAAGCTATCAGGATTATCAGCACCGAATAGCCTTATCCTTGCCCCATTGATTAGCTCTACCCATAATTCCGCCTGGTTAGACCTAGCCATTACAGGTCTTGCATACCTTAATAAATAATCGAAGGCAATCGTTTTGGCTTGGGACATATACGGCGCAACATAGGCATAGCGTCCCTCTGGCTTATCCTCTATTAAGGCCCTATATATCAAGTCATTGATGCACAGGACAGTCTTACCAGCCCTTCGATGCGCTACGATTACAGCCCATCTCTCGGTCCTATCGTGGAAGTCCTCGAATATTGGACGAGGACAATAGTCCATCTCTACTTCTAGGACCTTTTCCGTCATTCAGGACGCTTCCAAGATATGACCATCCGTTGAGGTTTCTCCTCATCTCCTACGAGTTCCTGTCTAGCTAGTTTGGGTAAGTGATATTCCATAACAGCCTGAAGCATTAAAAAGGCCTTCTCTGGATTGGGTTGAACTAGCCAGATAGTATTACCTTCCTTATCGTATTTAATGCAACCTTCCTTGTCAGTCTTTGGGATGCCATGCGCTACATCTTCTAACCAGGATTGCATACGAGGGCTATTCTTGTCTACAAATTTGGCTATGGCTTCTCTAGCTATGTTTGTTACTTTATTTGGAGTTCCTGGCGGTCTGCCTTTGCCAGCATTGGTTAATCCAGGATATTTTTTAGGTTTAACGATTGAGCCATCTTGTTCAATGGTCATTGTTTCATAACTTTTTGTCATAGCTTTGGAGTTTTCCATTCTATTTCTATATAAAACTGTTATCAATAAATCTAAGTCATTGATTTGTCGTTAGTCAATATAACAGAATTGTATAGTTTTTGCATAAAAGCAACAGTAAACCAAATATTTAGTAATTTAAGGGTTTGTCCTAATGTTATATTGTAGTTTTACGCTACAATCTAAGTTATGCAATCAAGCATACAAAGGGGAAACAATGAACTATCTAAGCAAAGTAAGCAAGAAAAAAACTCTACAAGATGATATTCGTTTTATAGAGTGGTGTTTTGTAGGTGTATTTGCATTATTAGCAATCGTTCAACTAATCAAGTAAAGGGGAAACACAATGGAAATTACAAGAAACTTATCAAGCAACCCAATGCGTAAGATTGGGCTTCTAATCACCAAAGCAGCAGAATTAGGCATGGATGTTGGAGGATATGGCTTTGCAGACGAAAACCAAATGTCAGGCAATGTATATCTTTGGTTGGAAGACTATCCTTTTACATTGTTTATTGGTTTAGGTTCTGACGATATACAAGCGTTATGGACTAATTCTAATGATGGTGAAGAGGTAGAGATTAGTGTAGGTGATATGAACTTATATGGCCTTTGTCAATGGGTTAATGGTTTAGAAGCATCTATGGAGGAAGTATGAAGAACTGGCAAGCGTTGGCACTTTCAATCATTCTTTCGGCTGTTTTTTACTATATTTGGTATCTAACTGCTATCCATGCAATTTAAAGGGTTTTAAAGCCTATTTTAGGCATTTTTATAAGGGGAATTAACTATGTATTTTGAATATAAAGGCTATTTCATTAGCATCGAGAAGGACATCCACAATAACATTTGGACCAAAGCCAGCAGCACGAACGATTCAATTAAGCAAGTTTTTAACGGCTATCCCATGACCTATGTCATGCGCAAGATTAAAAAAGACATTAACAACAGAATCAGCAAATAAAGGGGCTAAAAATGAACAATCAAGTAAAAGACCAAGTTTTTTATATGTTTGACCACAATGAGAACGAAGAGTTCCAAATCGTAGGAATTGAGAACTTTATCCAATGGCTTAATGATTATGACGATAACTTCTCATTCTCATTAAAAGGCTTTGATTTTGACAAGCGGAGGGCCTAAAAATGACACTCAACGAAATCAAATCAGCCGTAGAGGCTGGCAAGACTGTCCATTGGGCCAATGATGGCTATAAGGTCATCAAGGATTCTATTGGGCAATTTTTGGTAATTTTTAAATATAACGACAGTTGCATAGGCTTAACCTGGCAAGATGGCAATACCTTAAACGGCCAAGAATCAGAATTTTATCTTAAGGGGGAATAATCATGCTATATCGAGTTATCGCAAAGCGCACAAGTTACGAATATATCAACATTGAGGCGGATAGCCCTTCGGACGCTATTGGCCTTGTAACTATGTCAGACCAAGAGTTTGAATGGGATGACCTTCCCGAGTTGGAATGGGATATAGATAGCGTTGAGGAGGTCTAATGTCTATCCAGGATAAATACAGCGCATATTGCTATTTATGCGCCAAACAGGGGCTTACGGCCTTATCTTTTAACGCCTGGAAGTTTTCACACAAAAAAGGGGGTTTATTGTGAATTTAAAGGTATTAGAAAACAGCCTTTATTGGCAGCAAGTAGTCTTAAAAGAAAGCCATATTCCAGCTCAAAAAGAAAGGGCAAGAATAGCTATTGCAAAACTATCAGCACAAATTGAACAACTTAAAAAAGGGATAAAACATGACTAAGCAAACCAAAAAACTACCAGAAAAGAAAGTAAAGCCAGCGGACCAGATTGCAAAGCTGGAGATGAATAACGCTATCCTAACTCAAGCGCTATATATGCAATATGACGACATGGACGAATTACAAAACCTCCTAGCTTCTGTTATTGATTCGATGGAGATGGAAAACGCTAGTATTTATAGGGCTAGATATGCTCTTAAAGCTATTCGGTCTTTGCTTATCCATCAGCAATATTCAACGATGGATTGCGCTGGATTAGAGTATTAAATCTTAGGGCTGGCCTGTAATAGGCTGGCCCTTTTCTTTTTTTAAACGCCCTTAATAGGGTGATGGGATTGTTTTAACTTTTTGCGGGGCATTTGCATGGAATTTGACTTAAAAGCCTGGAGGCTAGGCTTAGGACTTACACAACAGGGCGCAGCCAATCTCTTAGGAGTTCACAGGGTTACATACACCAGGTATGAAACAGGGGCGCAGGAATTGCCTAAGATGCTGGCGATGGCTTGCGTGACATTAAGGGGAATTATGGAAAATTCGACCCTGAATTGAAAATGGTAGGAATTCCGATTTTCATTTTGGCGAAAAATTCGACCCTGAACTAGAAATCTCAAGAATTCCGATTTTGAATTTGAAAATTAAGCGATGTCTGGGTCGTGAATTTTGTTGAGTTCTTTCATCAACATTTCTTTACGCTTCATGCGCTTATTTTCTTTTTCTTGCAGCACATTGTATTTATTGGCTACATTTAGCTCATCTTTGCGTTTTTCTGGGCGACCTACTACGCTTGGTAATGTGATAGCCATGATTACATCTTTTCTTTTTCGTCACGCTTACCCAAGAAACGACCATAAGCCTCTTCTAATTTGGCCTTGCGCTTACCTTTGGCGTTATCACGTTCTACGTTAAGAGCAATAGCCAATGCCTGTTTTTTAGGCTTACCAGCCTTCATTTCAGCTTTTACATTTTTGCCGACTGATTGGGCAGAGCCAGATTTATCTAAAGGCATAATGTTTCCTTATTTTTTGGGGATTGAAAAAAATCTATCACCATATTGGACTACTTCATATCCTTGTGGTGCATTTTGTGTAATATGTTGTTGCTCGCCCAATACAGCTTTGTGCCAAGTTGGATGTTGAACACCTTTAAGCATCATATAACTTTCTGCTGGTAAGCTATATTGGTCTACATAATTTTGCGGCGCTGGTGCTACTGAACCCCAATGACCAGCATTTACTCCTGTTCCTGTGCCACCCATTCCATTAGCAATGGCTGTTTTATAGTCATAATCGGAACTATAAGGGTCAAAAGACCTCAAAGCTGAAGCTAATTCTTGTGTGCTTGGCATAATTATTTGAGGTTTTTGAGTTTGTAAAGGGTTGAATCAATTAACTGAGCAATTTCGTCAATAATATTCTGTAATTGGGTTTCTTGCGGCAAATCTTTTCTTGCGTCATCTACAAAAGACTTTAAAGACTCCATGTATTTAATGGGTTCTTTTGGCAAATGATAAGAATTTGGGAATTTGTCAATTCTTTCGTAGCATCCCATGTAGGCTTCTACTAAATCGTCTACAAGCCCCACGATTTCATCATAGTATGTGCCCAAAGCCATATGCTTTGAGAAAGAATCTGTTGAAAAATGGAAAAAATGAGTGTTGGTAGCACTATGAAGCATAGTAGCAGCGAAGAGAGCCATGTTTTCATTCATAGGTTACCTTTCAATCCTCATAGGATTTTAACACTTCAATGGCTTCTTGCACAGAATTTACTCGGAATAATGGGCCACCAATCCAATTAGCAAATAGCTTAATTTGGTCAGGGGTTAATTTCTTATCTGCCCCATCTTTTATTTCCATTAAAATGGTTTGGTCAGCATAGCAAACCATTATGTCTGGCATCCCTTTGGCAACCATGTGTAAATGATGCACTTGCGCCCCATAATCTCGTAGTGCTTTTACAACAAGTGTTTGGTTTTTATCAACTTTTTTTGCGTATGCCATTATATTTTAGGTTAGTATCTAGTAACTTAACGAGTATAAGGGGTTTTTAATGGGTTATCACTTATCAGATGATGAATGGATAGAATCAAAGGTCAATATATAACCGCAGAAGAGCAATAGAAGCCAGAAAAAACATAGAATTACCTAGTTTTGATGACCAACGCATTAGCCCATTAAAAAAGATAGAGCAAACAATGGGTCACGCCAGGCGTGGCAGACAATTAGAAAAGGGTCGCATTATTGCTTTTGGCGATTGTCACTTTTGGCCTGAAGTGTCATATACGACAGCCTACAAAGCATTATTAGAATCAATCAAAGAATTTAATCCATCTGTAGTCGTTTGTATTGGTGATGCCTTTGACGGCAGCCAATCGTCAAGACACCCTCGTATAGGCTGGCAGAACACGCCAACAGTCAAAGAGGAACTAGAAGCCTGTCAAGAGATGATGGAGGGCATAGAGAAGGTTTCTAAGGGCGCACAATTGATTTGGACACTAGGAAACCATGATGCTAGGTTTGAAACATTCTTGTCCAATGGTGGGGCGCATAGTTATCAAGGAGTCAAAGGGTTTTCCCTTAAAGACCATTTTCCACTATGGCAAGGATGTTGGACTTATTGGATTGAGAATCCAGGCACAATCAATACTGTATTTCGGCACAAATTAAAAGGTTCTTGGTCAGCAGGTCGAAACAACACTCTACAAGCTGGAACGCATATTGTTAGCGGTCACACTCATCATCTTTCTGCAATGCAATATAACGACTATAACAACTATGGGCGTTGGGGCGTTCAGACAGGCTGCCTAGCCGACCCTAGAGGCGAACAGTTTATTCACTATACTGAGGATTCTCCGACTGATTGGACAAGCGGATTTGCCCTTTTAACCTATGAACAAGGCCATTTGCTTCAACCTGAACTCATTAGGGTTTTTGATGAGGATTCAGGGATTGTAGATTTTCGAGGAAAATTGCATAAGGTATGAAACTAACCCCAGCTATTCTTAAGAACCTATACAGCGCAATTTACTGTATGAAGCCTTTTGATAGGTGGTCTATGCCTTTGCCTGAAGAAATTAACTTTGTTGTTAATCAGGACAAAGAAGTAATGGGCAGTTATTTATATGACGATGGTGGCGACCACGAACACACCATCACTATTTCTGCGGCAAGGTGTGGTCATCTTGATACCGTAATTCGAGTTCTTTGCCATGAGTGCATCCACATGAGTAGACACAAGACTTCGAAATGGACACACCATGATAAGGAGTTTCGTAGTAAAGCGCACCGTATCTCGTCTGAATTGGGTTTTGACCCGCTTGAACTTTAAGTCGGTCTTCCGTAGTGAATGTCGTCATTTGCTAGTTCCTTTTCCAAGTTTTTGATTGACTCGTTCCAACAACTCCTCCTCGGTAATGCCCCATTTATTTGCAAAACCTTTGTGACCCAATCCATGAACACCAGAGTTTCCCCTATGGTGTTCTGGGCATAATGGGATGACAGGGGATGCAGACCGAACATTTCCATGCCTGCGGATGTGATGGAGTTCTGGCGGAGTGCCTTCAAACCCAAGGACTTCGGAACAGAGAATACATCCGAGTCTTGCAATCTTATCAAATGACTTCTTTTCATTTTTTGTCGCCATCTGCGTAGTCATACCAAAGTCTATAAAACGATTTAAACGATTCAAAGCCTATGCCAGCTTTAAATACTTTGCCGTCAGCAGCGTATTGCCAAAACTCATCAATAGTTGTGCCGTTGTCGGTATTACCAATGATAACAACAACCATGAACTTAGGATTAGCCGCTAAAGCCTTTAATAAGCGTTTTTGGCCTTCACTTGCTTTTTCGCCAGGTCGCTTCCATTCCATGATTAAAAAATGACCATTGCGTTCTGCTATGCCGTCTAAATCACTTGGACAAAATTGTGGGTTTTGCGGTATCAAACCTTTAAAATCACCATAATCTACATGGCTTGCAACCAATGACCGCATGGCTTTCATTGTCTAATCCATTGATTTTTAAGTTGCTTAATAGATGCAATCTCTAAGCGGATTGTTTCATCAGCTAATTCATGGGCAATTTTTGTAGCCTTTTCAAAGTTACCTTTAAGGGTAGCTTTATGGTAGCCTTTAAGTAACCTTTGTATTTTTAATAATGGTTCGCAGTAATCATTCATTTTTTCTTCTTTTTCGTAATAAAAAATAGTAGGCATACAATTCCAAGATTGCAATGGAGGATAATAAATCTCCATGTATTTTGTCATGTTGTCATTCTTTCAATAGTTCTGTTATTAGCTGATTCTGTTTGCCAGGCTTGGAAACGCATTTTAGCGGCTTCTAATTGCCAACGCAGGCTTTCCGCTTGTTCCGTAGCAACTCCAATCGCTTTACATAAGTTCTGATAATCTTCCGATGCAAGTGCTTCCATCTCTTTTGCTGCAACCGATGACCCAGTTGCTTCTTTAGCTTTAAGCGCAATACAAGAGTGTCTATAAACTTCGAGTTCAGCGAGTTGTCCTTTCGCTTTTGCATAGGCTGGCGCATTTTTAAAGATGAAGTCAATTGAATCATGTGGGTTAAAGTCTTTCATTTCAAACTAATCCATAAGCCAATTTGTGCAAAACTATAACCAACCCAAATCATTGCGTTAGGTATAGACCCTTTTTTTAATTGCATTAGGCCAACGATTAAATATCCTACGCCTGTCATTGCAACAATAATTTTATCTAAAGCCATGTTCCCCATTCTCCCCTGTTACCTTTTTCATACTGGTCTAAAAAATCATCAAAGTATTGATGTAAATTTGGTTTTTCAGATATGTAAACTCTGAACTTTGTTATTCCCATCTTTTTGCGGAATTTACACAGTTGCCTGACGGCTGATTTGTGCAGAAATTCTCTGTCGTAGTTGGGCGTAGGATTCCCCTGCATAAGGGGTAATTCCGAGTTCTTTAGCTTTTGCAAGTGTCAATTCATCCGTTGAGTACCAGGGAATTGGTGGTTTCTTGGGTTTTGATTCCTCAAACTCCAACTCATCAAGGTAACGCATTTGGTTTAGCCAGGTGGCAGGAAAAGGTATAAATTCCTTTTCAGTCCCCTTAAACTTCCAATATTTTAAATGATTTGGCAAAGCGTTGATGGCTTCAATCCGTTCCGCCTGATTTAATTTTTGCCACGCTTTTATTGCTGCGCCCTTTGCTACCTTTTTTGGGTAGAGTCCCCAAAATGTCTGAAATTCCATAAAGTTCCCCAGTTTGTTCAGTCATGATTGCTTCAACCAACAAAGCATTTAAACCTCGTTCAATCATAAATTCTAATGCCTCTTGGTCATAATCTAATTCAACATCAGCAGACCCATCAGGCAGTTCTTTAACAACTTTAATAGTAATCTTCAAAAGGGTGCATCCTCCCATTTAAATTGTGGTTTAACTTTTGGTTTGTAACGCCATGTCCAATTGGTATAAGTTTTGATGATGTGATTGGCCTCTGCTTTGGTTTTTACCCAACGCATCAGTTCGCCATGTTCATCGTAAATCATATACATTATTGCATTACCCTTGGGCTTGGCGGTGTTGATGGGCTTGGTGGCACAAAATAGCTAGGCTGACCAACAACAATAGGGTTATTAGACAAATTAGGATTTTGTATAACAACCTGGTTAGGATACAGCGTAGCGGTTTGTGTAATGTATCCTTGCGGATTTACAAACTGGGCTGTATTGCCAGTAATTTGCACAGTCCCCATACTGTAACCACGACTGTCTGTTAATTGAACTGTTTGTGCATGACTGTAATGATAAAACAAACCGCCCATACAAAAAGCCCAAACAACTTTAATAAAAATATTCATTTAATCCCCCTTGTTAAAAATTTAGTTTCTTACGATTTATTTGCCATGTAAAGTAAGAAAAACCCTAAGTTGCCAAAAAGCAACAGGGCTGTATTTGGCAGTTGCTACAAATAGGGCAGAAAGCCGCAAAATTCCCTAATTACTGCATCCTACAATGGCGGCTTAACGCCCTAAATAAGGTGAGGTGGCTGGCTTAGATGAAGATTCCACACATGGACTTAAAGCCACCCAGAAGGGGAAACTGGGCATGGTAGCCACCTCGTAGATTAGTTTAACCGATTCTTTAATTTAAAGACTTTTAACAGGCAAAGAAAAGCCTCATAAGCGTCTTTGAGTTCTTGTTCGCCATGAACTTTTAACGCAATCTCATTGGTTTCACCATTAACAAATATGTTAGCGCAGACCGCACCAGGGGCTAGAGCCTCTCTATAAGCAGCTAACTGCAATGTATACTCGTAATAGGGTGTTAGTTCACCAGGGCTTTTTTCTGTCGTCTTAAAGTCAATTACTATGCCAGGCAAGTTATTAATTGGGTCTGGCTTCGAATACAAATCGCATTTACCGCCATATCCCTCTGGATGGCTAAATGACTTTTCTGATAACCAGAGTCTGTTGCCAAAGGTTGCATCCAAATGTTTTCTAATGTTATGGACATAAGTAGGCCACTCAGGCACATAATCAAGAGAAAAGTAACTATCAAGAATGTCATGGATACGACTTCCTCTTTCCGCAGCTTCTTTGCTTTTTTGTTTCGATAATTCAAGTATTCTTGATACCCATTCACTTTCAGATTCCCCTTCCCATCTTGGATATTCAATGGCTGCTTTTATGGCTTCTGTTTGCAACCATGTATTAAGGCCATTTTTTGATAACATTCCGTTAATTGTTGTGACGCTTGGCACGAGTGAACCATCTCTAGCGTCACGAATGGTCGTGTTTCTCTCTTTGCCGTTTTTGCCGATAACTGTGTAGCGTGGTTCACCAGTTTTGGCGCAATACCAATGGTCTGCCATGTATT